GGTATCATCCACTCAAGACCGTTTTTGTCGTGGACAGGTATGCTGATTCCGGGCTCATTCGTATTGTTTTCTGGGTTGTATCCGCTAGCAGTCTCATATATCAAGACTGGATTGCCAGTAAGACGAGCATTTGTGATAAGTTGTTCGTCAAAATCGTTTATGATATCTTGAGAGTTGATAAGAGTTTCGGCAATAGTCTTTGGATATTTTGATTGTCTGCTAATCATGGGTGCACATACAAATAATGGATATCTGTCCTGTGGTATATCAGTTCTGACCGAGTCTTCAAACAAAACTCCACACGCAGATTGCTGGATATATCTCATTTTGCCGTCTTCCTTTTTAAAAACGTGCATATGTATGTACACATCTGAGATACTATTAGAGTTTGAGAACTTGTTATATTCCTCATCGGACATTCTCATGCATGAAGGTATATAGTTTGGCGAAATCGCATCACACACATCTGGAAATTTCTCTCTTGCCTCATCAATGCTCTTAACAGTGACATAAATAAGGAATCTACCATCGTGCAGTTCTCTTATATTACTAACTGCAGAGTCGACATATACATTAGACATATCAACTGGTGTTATAATAGGAAGTCCATTCTCCCCTGCCTTAGAGTCCCACAATACAAGATATCCTGCCATTCCTTGCATAAAGATATCTCTCCATGCAAGAGACTGCATATGAACGGGAGAGTTGTTCTCCTTGATATGTTCAAGCACTATTCTTACTGGATTGACATAGTTTTTCTCTGATACGGAGGTTGGCATTACAATTGAGTCTATCTTGTTAAGAGACCCGTTAGATACAAACGATTCGCAATACGCATGTAGTATGTTGGTATCGGAAATTGGTGTGACCTCGTTTCTTATCTCCGTCTTTTCTGTCAGCCAATACTCCCAGTTTTTGTTGACCATATCAAAGTATCCGCTTGCTACCTTTTCCTGATACGAGTCTTGGAATACTGTTAAGATATCATCTGTTAGCTTTATCTCTTCTTCTGACATTACCTCTTCTTTTGCGAGGGCGTGATATCCTTCAGCGTTGTTTTTCTTTGTAAAATAGTCTAGGAATCCTTCTCTTTCTTTCATTTGATCGTCACCTTCTTATCTAAATCTTTTCGTCTAGTCGCCTGTAGTGGATTGCCTGAGTTTATAACCAATGATTTCGGTTCTAACTGCTCTTTTCTTTTGAAGTTTCGAGTGCTGGTCTTTCTAGTGGAGAACCATGACGGCAAAAATCCCATAAGAAATCCAACAAGCAGAAATATCAAATAGATATACGCTTCTTTCATACTATTACCCTCCTTTTAAAATTTCGTTTAGTTACTTTATATTTATTAAGACCCAAATCCTCTAGCTCTGTTGGGGTATAATTCCCATAGATGCCATTGGAACTTGAGTTTAATATAACACCAAGTTGCAGTTTTGACAATGCCTGAGTTGTACTATCAACAATATCATCATGTTCTCCAAGTGGGAATGTCTTGAACTCTTCAAGAAAATCTTCCGTATGTGGATTTAAATCTGGATGTGGAATCCAAACATTGCCAGCTTCTATAAACGGCAAAACCTCGTTTAGTCTCTCGACCTTGCTCTTGGACGGATTATTTGCAATCATGCCACCAACTCGGTGCTTTAACATGTCAATAACAGCTGACCCGTTTGCCTTTTCTTCTATATACTTAGCAATGGCAGTCGGAAACATTTTAGATACCGTTTCGATTGACTTGATAGTATCAACAATTCCCATCTTTCTTCTAACAACGTGTAAGAGATACGCTTGACCGTCTCTCTTCCCCCACACAGTTCCAACAACATAATCTATTAAATCAGCTTCCCTTTTTGTTTTGCCTTCTATACCTTTGAATGTACAATCCCAAGATTGTATAACCTGTTGGAAAGAGCTTATATCTTGTACCCTGTCATAGTATTTAAAGTCAGCAGAGTTTACCATATTACCTTTTTCAGAGCTTGGTCTTCCTTGATATTGAGCGTTCCATGTACGAGTTCCAACCGTTATCTTCTTTGAGGCTATCCATTCCTTGCCAAACTTATTAGACCACAGAGGGTCACCAATTTTTCTGCCAAGAAGGTCATCTTCTGAATCACATTCGCAAGGCAACCGCCAAAACAAGACGTCATCAAACTGATTGAACGCGACATCTCCCTTTTCAGAGTTGTATAACTTCTGGACAGCTCCAATCAGGTCGTTCTCTCTCCATCTTGTCTGTATTATTATGACAGAACAGTCAGGATGAAGTCTAGGTTGTATATTCTGTTCCCACGCATCTATCAAATGTTGCATCTGAACTACCGAGTCAGCTTGTTCTGCTCCTTTTATCGGGTCATCTATAATAAGAAGGTCTGCTCCAAACCCGACAGTTGCTCCTTCTATACCACGGGCACGCACTGCACCAGAAACTCCCTCTGCTTTCCAGTCAGAAACAGCTTGAGACCGTCTTGAAAGTTTCATGTTGAACAATTTAGCACCATACTTTTCAAATTTTACCAGGTTATCTCTTGAGTATTCCTCTGCCATCGTGGCAGCGTAAGATAAAAGCATGACCTCGTGGGTAGGATTGAGTCCATGGTAGAAACTTGGGAATGTTTTTGTTATCTCAAGCGACTTTCCATGCCGTGGAGGCAAAGAAATACACGCAAAAATCCTTCTTTCTCTGCGTGCTATCGTGTTTAACATATTAGATATCATAAATGTATAGTCGTCGTGATGGATAAACTCACCATCGTTGGCATATACTACATAGTAACTGTAATCCTGTGCTGCTAGAATCTCTTGTTTGATTGCGTTTAGTCTTAGTTCTTCTCGTTTTAAGCTAACTAACGCTTGCTCGCTTATCTGTTTTGCCAATACGTCCTCCTACTTCTGCAAATTGTTGTTTCACCCAGAATGGTAAGATACAATCAAAATCATCTTTAAAGAGCATATACAAATTATAACTGATGTACTGCGTATTACAAAAATAAATAGGGTTCATATAATAATGTATCTTTTTCTCATCTCGTATCTCTAGTGTAGCCTTTTGTATTATCCCCTTTTTTATCATCTTGCAAAGAAATCTGTATGCTTGCCGTTCTGTTACAAGTAACTTCTTAGCTATCATATCACATCCCATAGGGTCTTTACCTTTATTTGACCGATATGTTAGCAAGTTGGATGTCATATTTGTAGAAAGCACTGTAAGTTTCCCAATATCAGCAAAGGTTAATCCAGACGGCAATTCGTTGCTTGTAAGCCGAGTGTTTTTTTCTCCCTTGTGGTATCTATATCCACGCTCGTCGTCGAACTGAACAACATCAAATGACTGTGATTTTAATAACTCACCGCTGCTAGTGTCAATAACTCGCTTTGAAACGCGAATCGTTTTCCCCATATCCTAGTCCTCGCTCTCTTCGTCTCCTTCACCGTCAAAAATTTCAGGTTCTTCTTCTTTTACATCTTCAATTGTATATTCCACCTGACCGATTTGTGTCTTGACAGCCATCAATCTCTTCTCTATCTCTGCAAGTGTCATAACACCATTGATATTAAGCGTTTGGTTTCCTGTTTTCTTGTATTTATCTGGCATTGTATTAGTAAGAAGAAACTCGGCAGCCTTAACATTAGGAGCGAGTTTATTTATATAGTGAGTTTTAAATTGCAAGTTCCCATCCTTGTCATACTGTTCGACTGTTTGCTGGCTTTCTGCAACACCAATGGCACTTTTATACATAGCAGACTCAACTTCTGTGTCTCTATCTGTTATTGCATTTGCAAAAAGGGCACTAAGTTCAGGACAACATTCAATAAGCGTATCAAAAACTCGTCTTGCAACTTTTATCTGTTTACAAACATCATTGACATGAGAACCAGTTGAGAGCATATCGTATATAGTTCCAAGCCTTCTTTCAACAGAAGTCTTATATGTAAGAATAAGTTCCTTCGCCTTGGTTTCAGAAAACCCTTGTTCATATGCCCAATGATATTTTGCCCTTGCAACAGGATTCGATGTTTTACGAATTGTCTTTTTGGTTATCATTGCTCGCTCCTTTCCGTCTTACTATCTCTTTATAAATGCCAACTCTCTGTTTATCGAATGCAGCAATCGCATCAGGGTCTCCATTCTCGACATCAAAAGGTTTCTGTATCGTTATAACTTCTCCATTAGATAATGTCTTTTCTATAGTAAGACCAGTATCAACTTCTCCTTTACCTAGTTTCATTTGCAATTGTCCTCCTCAAACTTTCTTATTTGTTCGGTGATTTCTTTGCCTGCATTTTCTACTCCATTTTTGTGTATAACTCTCTTGATTGCTTCAGAACCATACTCAACAGGATTCCCCCAACTGTTGGTATCACTCGACCTAGTATACCCCTGGGGGGTACATTTGGGTATTTCCTCTTCAATTGTAGTTTTTCTTGTGAGTTTTCCGTTGGTATCAAATTCCTCGATAATCGTTTTCTTGCTCATACGCCTGTATCTCCCCTCAAATCTTTTATAGTAACACCATTATAAACCTTAAACAAATACTTGTCAATTATGTGCCAAAAGTTAGTGACGTTTTTTGGTAAAACAGGGGGTACATTTCGCCAAAATATGTCAATTTATAAAAACACCCTGTAACCGTTGCTACAACCGCGTTAGAACCCTGTCAAAACAGCCATATCATGCACTCCTGCTATAAGTAGTGTGTTCTACATGGTCATGCAACCACAAAGTTTGGTGTTGACAATTCACAATCCTAGAAGTATAATCATATCAATAAGACGATGCTATCCCCATAGCGTCTTCCTCTCACAATCTATAGTCTCAGATAAGCCGTGTTTGCAAGCACGGTTTATTTGTGTGCAGAATTATAGACCCCCTCTGGAATTTTTGTGATTTTTTTGGATGGCAAAGTATAATAAAATTGCTCAACAGTATAATAAAATTGCTCACCCTTTTGGAGGAGATTAAGCCCTCTGGGAAAAATGCTGGGTAGGGTTGAGGGGGAGTTCTGTGTGTTGGCGCACCCACCCGTGGCCCCCCGCCCCCCCGCCAGACCGCGTGTCGTACTGACGTCATTACCACCTCTCGTAATGTGGGCGTAGC